GTTGATTTACAAAGGGTTTGGAGATGATGAACGAAATGAGAGGGAAAAACGAAACGTTACATTCGCTTTACATTTGCTTTACGTTTGGGCTCGATTTGAACGGTGTTTGAAGGGTATTGCTTTACATCGGGGGCTGAGAATGTTATGTTTTGGGCTGTCCTGACGGCTGTGTGGGGCATTTCGTAGGCTTCTGGGCGCGTATGGCTGCTCATGTGGGTGCTTTATCGTCTGGACATGGAAATGGACGCTGGTGGGGCTTAAAACGGCTTGGTTGTGTGGTGATTGAATGAAGGAGGGTGTGGCTGCGGTCATGCCTTTTATTTTGCTTGTTTCTTGCTTTTTATGCTTGTAAATTCTTCCAAATAGTTATTATTTGGTATATTTGCAAGCGAAAACGAACATTTTGAGAAACAGAAAGGAACAGTTATGACAAAGGTTATACACGTGCATTTGATACACGGGCGGAAGAACTACTACTTCGGCTCAATATCGGCGATTTATACGGTTTTGACAGAGGATGAGGTGGGTATAAAGAAAAGCTCGCTGCTGCACGCCGGACTGGCTGATGGAGGCGTTATACTCAATAAAAAGGCTATGATCCGGCAGGGAGAGCTGATAAGAGGACCCAGGACGGACAAAGAGAAGGAATAAGGATGGTTTAAACGGCTAAAACGTTGATATAACGGCATTTGAACGGCTTGAACACTGATTTGAACAGTGGTCAAGCCGTTTTTGTGTTTTGGAGGCTACTTAGACGAGTAAGAAAGGGCGTTTTTCGAGGTTGGGTGTGCAGTTGGGTGTGCGTTTGGGTGTGCATGGAAAAACGAAATGTTCAGAGAGGGTGTGCATTTGGGTATTCACTTTTAACATGGAAAACAAGTGATTGACCCCCTATATAACTCCGAATAAATTGTGATTGATGTCATTTTCGGGCGTTTAGGGGGTGGGGATAATCCCACGTTATGACATGTTATAAACCTTTGCGGAATGTCGGGAACGCCCTGTTTATCGGGGTTTTGGCTGCTTTGCTGCCCTATTATACCTATGTATGTGCGTGCGCGACACGTTTTGCGGTGTGAAGCGTGTGCGTGATGCGTGTGACGGGAGTATCAGACGAGGCGGACGAGTCCGACAATGATGCTCAGGCTGCGTATGTCGTCGCGTGGGAGGAGGAAAGGGTGATGAACACTGCTGTTTTCCGACACGCATAGAATGCTGTCGGCATGATCTACGCTTTCCTGCACGCGTTTGACGAGTACCCCCTGGCTCGTTTCGAGGACATAGACGGTACCCCATTGGAAGAAGCGGATGTCTGTGATTTTGCGACAAGCGAGGAGGTCGCCACTATAATATAGCGGCACCATGGAGTCGCCAGACACCCGGATAAGGAAGTTTGCCCCTTTGTTCTCGAACTCCGGTATGACATAGCGTTCGCAGTCCTCCATGCGTACCCCACCGCCACTTTCGGCAGGGAAACCGGCGACTGCATCGAGCGGTATGAGTGGTATGCCCTCGCTGCTGCCATGGGGGACCTGGCGGGCTATCTCAACAGTGCGCTTAGAAGTCGGCGCATTCTTGTTATCTGTTTCCTGAAGCATTGCTCCCTCACCAGTGAGCAGCCATTTAGCATCAATATTGAATTGTAATACAATATTCTGTATTGCAGAAGTGCCAACACTACTTCGCCCTTTGGAGATTTCTGTGACCATAGAGGCGCTAATACCTAACTTGGCGGCAAAATCACGTTTGTCGCTTACTTTTTTATCTCTTAAAAGTGTCTCGTATGCCTCTATAAAACGGGCGGAGACGTCGTTTTTTGCTTCCATAATACAGAATATTGAATTATTTAGCCCGAAAAATTTGGTAGTTAATACAGAATACTGTATCTTTGCAGCGTGTTTAAGATTAAACGCGCGGCCAAAGATAGTGAAAAAGGCCGAGAATTACAAATTTTAGCAATTAAAGAATATGAACGATAAGGAATTTGCATTGAATGCGGCGATGAACAGAATGCGCAAGAAGTTGAACCACCTGACGGGTGACATTGAAAGTTGGAAAGAGGACATGGTGAATGACTATGCTGAGTTTTTCCGCTGGCACGCCGACGATCTGTATGAAGCAATGGCCGCAAAGACGATACTGGAGCCTGTGTATGAGACGGCCAAGGGACTTGGTCTTGCGGCACTTGAGGAGTCTTTGCGTCACAATATAGAACACCTGACAGACGACCTGGTGTATGGTGATTTGGAGCGTCAGAGCACAGGCAAGATGAGCAACATGGCATACGGACTGGAGCTGAAGGCGAAACAGAAGATGATACAGTTCTTCAGTGCAGTTCAGACGGTAATAGCCGAGGGTAAGAAGATTGAAGGATAACACGGAAGTCCCAAAGGCTGCACTGGATAGTCAGCCGCCGCACTGGATAGTCGGCAGGGGCGGCCTCGGATGACGGCGGGAAAGACCGCAGGAGTGGCAGGTTTGCCATGCGCTGGATAGCCATGTGGGGTTCGACTCCCCTACACTCCACGAACAAAAGTAATAACGAACTAAAAACAGAGGACAATGAAAAGAGTGATAACAGTAACCCGCTCCCAGCGGGAGTTTTTGGCAAAGGCCTTCGGTGTGACGAAGGAGATGGTGAGCTACGCATTGAACTTTCACCCGGTGAAGGGTCAGAGCGACCTGGCAAAGAAGATACGCTGCCTTGCCGTTCAGCGTGGCGGTTTTGAGTTGGTGACGGCTCCTGCGAGCGAGGTGGTGCATGACGCAGACAACATGATGCGCCAGCACTTCGAGAACGGCTGGATGTGGGAAGGCGACAAGAACACGGGCGTACTGGAGTTGAAGGACGAGAAAGGCGACGTGGTGGAACGCATCGAGCACGCCGGGTTTACAGACATCAAGACCGTGCAGGAGAAGGTGGAAGCCATGTGCTGCGCCACTATGTAAGGAGAGAACCGCAAGAAGGAAAACAAAGACAAAAGGAAATGGAGTACTACAACAAGATATTGTGCGTGACGTTTGCCGAGCTGACGGGCGGCAGAGACCCCGTGATGAAGGCGAACACGCTGAAATGCAACGTGCAACGCTGCAACATAGCGTGTGCACGTCGTGGCGGCGGCGAGGGGACTCAGGCACTGTATGTATGGAGCAGTATTCCGGAGAAGTACAGACGGCGGTTTGTGGCGACATACGGCGACCCAGAAGAAAAGATGCGAGAGGCTATGACAAAGGCAAGCATAAAGATAGATGCGAAGGCGCGTGAGTATTACGAAGCCTACACCTATATGGACAAGGACGGGCAGGAACGCCACCTGACGGAGAAGATGATAGAGGAATATACCATCAACGCTTCGGTGCTTGGCGAGCTGGAGAAGATGGCGGCAAGACGCCAGGCCATCCGCAGCAGTCTGAACGCTCCGATGTCGGGTGCGTGGGACTTGATACTTGACAGTTCGGAACGTATGCGCGAGAGCTACGGCCACACGCTTCCGGGCACATTGGCGCGACTGAAGACGCGACTGAAGGCTTGGAAGGCCGATGGCTACCAGAGCGTGGTGAGCGGCAAGCTGGGCAATTCCTCGGCACTGAAGATAACCGGTGACTTTCTGAAACTGATTGTGGCTTTGAAGCGCAGCAAGGTGCCGGTGTACACCGACGCGCAGCTGTTTGAAAAGGCGAACGAGACAGCCGAGGAAAGAGGCTGGAAGCCGATAAGAAGCCTGAGCGGTATGAAGAAATGGCTGAACAGCCCTGCGGTGGAGCCTTTATGGTATGACGCCGTATATGGCGAGCAGGCTGCGCGTCAGCGTTACGGCAGAAAGCACAAGACGGCACTTCCGACACGCAGGGACACGCTATGGTATGGTGACGGCACGAAGCTGAACCTTTACTATAGGGACGAGCAGGGCAAGGTGCGGACGACCCAGGTGTATGAAGTGATCGACGCAATGAGCGAGGTGCTTCTGGGCTACTGCATCAGCGACACAGAGGACTATGAGGCCCAATACCACGCCTACCGCATGGCAATCCAGAAGAGCGGCCATAAGCCTTATGAGATTGTTTATGACAACCAGGGCGGCCACAAGAAGCTGGACTCGGACGGCTTTATCGGGAAGATTTGCCGCGTACACAGACCGACACAGCCCTACAACGGTGAGTCGAAGACGATAGAGAGCGTGTTCGGACGGTTTCAGGCTCAGGTGCTGCACAAGGACTGGCGCTTCACGGGTCAGAACGTGACGGCGAAGAAGGCGTCGAGCCGCCCGAACGTGGAGTTTATCGAAGCCAACAAGGACAGTCTGTACACTCTGGAGGAGCTGAAAGATGCCTATGCCGCAGCCCGTAAGGAATGGAACGAGGGTTTGCACCCTGCGACCGGCGAGCGCAGGATAGACATGTATGAGAAGAGCGTGAACGAGGAGACCCAGGAAGTGACGCTGCACGACATGGTGGACATGTTCTGGGTGTTTACGAAACGCATGGCGACATTCACGGACCAGGGGCTGCAGGTGACGATCAAAGGCGAGAAGCGGCAGTACGAAGTATGCTCATCGCCCGGCGTACCCGACCACGAGTGGCGAAGGAAGCACACCTACGAGCGTTTCATCGTGGCTTACGACCCTTACGACTTTGCAAGCATCAGACTCTATACAAAAGGCACAGACGGCTCGCTGCGCTTTGAGCGGACGGCAGAACCCTACATACTGATACACCGCGCCCTGCAAGACCAGCAGGGGACGGACGATGCGAAGTTCATCCGCCAGGAGCAGGAAGCCAACCTTCAGGACCGCATAGAGCGGACTGTGGCCGGCCGGACGATAGCCGCCGAGCATGGCACGGACGCGGAGCAGCAGGGTCTGCACTCGCCGAAGCTGAAGGGCACGTCGGCAGCCGTGCAGCGGCAGATAGACCACCGCATGGAGCGTTACTCGCAGCCTCCTGAGCAGTACCAGCTTGGACGACACACGAAATCGCTGAGCCTTGACGACTGGCTTGACGTGATGGAGGGTGGTGATGATGGCGACACGCCGAGAATACCGCTTCCGATGGAGAAGAAGATAGCATCGAAACTATAAGAACGAAAATAAAGACCAAACGATATGAACGAGAAACAGAAAGAACAGATACGCGAGGCCCTGCGCCTCTATGTGATGAAATATCCGAGCCAAAACAAGGCAGCAGCCAGTCTGGACGGTACGAGTGCGGGCACGGTAAGCTCGGTGCTGAGCGGCAAATGGGAGAATATCAGCGACGACATGTGGCGCAAGATAGCCTCGCAGGTGGGAACCGCCACCCCTGGTGCCTGGCAGATGGTGGAGACCACGGCAGCAAAGGAGATGGCCTATGCGATGACTGACGCCCAGGAATGGAAGAACGTGACCTGGGTGGTGGGCGAAGCCGGATGCGGCAAGACCACGGCAGCGCGGATTTACGAGCGTGAGCACAGCGGTGCCTACTACGTTCTGTGCTCGGAAGACATGAAGCGCAGCGACTTTATCCGCGACATTGCGAAGAAGATAGGCTTGAGGACTGACGGCATGACGATAAGAGACATGCTTGACGCAATCATCGGCGCACTGATACAGACGGAGAACCCGGTGCTGCTGTTCGATGAAGCTGACAAGCTGACGGAAAGGGTGTTCCACTACTTCATAGACCTGTATAACAGGCTTGAGGACAAATGCGGCATCGTGTTTTTCTCGACCTCTTATATCAAGCGCAGGATGAAGATGGGACTGCGTTATGACAAGAAAGGCTATAACGAGATACATAGCAGGATAGGACGCAAGTTCTTCGAGCTGGAGCAGACAAGTCCGAACGACGTTTATGCGATCTGCGTGGCGAACGGACTGACCGACCGGGGGAAGATAGCTGAGGTGGTGAAGGACGCTGAGCAGTATGACTTCGACCTGCGGAGGGTGAAGAAAGGTGTACACAGAGTGAAGCAGATGGACGCTTGAACGGTGTTCAAATAACATTCAAACGATATGAAAAGAGCGATAAGCGTGAGCGAGCTGCTTTCGATGAAGAAGCAGACCTACAAGCTGAGCGACGAGTGGCGCGAGGCTTTCGGCGAGCCTGAGCGGAACGGAGTGTGGTTCGTGTGGGGTCGAAGCGGAAGCGGCAAGACGAGTTTCGTGCTGAAGCTGTGCAAGGAACTATGCCGATTCGGGCGAGTGGCTTATGACAGTCTGGAGGAAGGTTCGAGCCTGACGATGAAGAACGCCTTTATACGAGCCGGGATGCAGGACGTGGCACGCCGAATGGTGTTGCTGGATGCCGAGAGCATGGAGGACCTTGACAAGCGGCTGTCGAAAAGGAAAAGCCCCGACACGGTGGTGATAGACTCCTACCAGTATACGGGCATGAGCTTTGAGGACTATCTGGCTTTCAAGGCCCGGCATCCGAACAAGCTGCTCGTCATCATCAGCCAGGCCGAGGGCACACGCCCGAAGGGGCGTACAGCGGTGAGCGTGATGTTTGATGCCTCGCTGAAGATATGGGTGGAGGGATATAGAGCCATATCGAAGGGGCGATATTTCGGGGACAAGGGCTACTACACCATCTGGGCGGAGCGAGCCGAAGAATATTGGGCTAAGGATTAGCCCGAGTTTCGGCGGCACTCGGCAAAACCAAACGAGTTTGGCTTTGCACTCGCTTGCACGAAAATTGGACCAATAACGACAAGAAGCAATGAGTAAGGACATGAACGACTACCGGCAGGGTGACACGATATACATTCTGCTGAAGAAGAGCCAGGCGGAGAGCGTGATGGACGAATGGCTGGAGGGTAACTGGCAATGTGACCTAACGGTACACCGCAGCCAGAAGAACAAAGGGTGTGTGGTGCTGGAGACCACCGACCTGATGTTTGCGGCACGGATTATCCAGTGGCACACTTATGAGAGAGTAACGTATAAGCGACCAAGCAACGAAAAACGATGAGCATGATGGACGATACGATAGAGCAAATCGTGAAGGCGGCAAAGGAAGCCGTGAAGTGCTACGGCGGTGACGACCAGTACATGATTTTTGAAGAGGTGAGCCGCCGTCTGCAGGAAGAAGGCCACACCGCCCTTATGGTGGAATATTTAGGAGAGGAGGTGGTGAACGATGAGCAGTAAGCACCGAATGATATGGCTGACGCCACCAGTTTACGGCAGCAAGGAAGAACGGATTGAGAGCCGAGGATATACTTGCGAATACTGTCATGGTCAGGGCGGTTTTTTAGGCGACCGGAGCAGCCCGAACGACAGCGAATGGAAAATCTGCCCTGTGTGTGAGGGCAGCGGCAAGATGGACGCCGAAGTGACCATCAAGTGGAAACCAAGTAAAACGGAAAAGAAATGATATATATTGGGATATTGACCGTAACAACGAATGTCTATGGTTCGCGCAGGACTTTACGCTTCGGCATTGTTCTTGACAAGAAGCGGAAAGGCATAGAAGATAAAATAAAAGAGACGTACCGCAAGAAGTTTGAGGAAAAGATGCAGGAAGTCGGTCTTCCAGCATCGGCTTGCAAATTGTCTTTTAGGTTTGAAACGACACTGCTTGCAGATATAGACATTGCATTTTTTGAAGATGAAGCAACTGTAAATCCAATAAACATCAATGAAAATGGAAATACTGACAAACATTAAAATGTGGCTGAGCGCAAAGCGCAAGGCCCAGAGAGAAAGAAAGGCTGCACAGAAGGCTGCTGCCTTAGTTAGAGAGAGCGAAGCGATAGTTCAGGCTCGCGAGTTCAGCGGTGAGGTGTACGTGTGTTTCAACAACGTGTCTATACTGCC